GCTACAGGTGCAACAGGTGGCACGGTAGGCGCTATCGGTGGTGCTGTGGGAGGATTGGCGCAGCAAATTCTTTCTGGGCAATTTGGCACGCCTGAAGCTGTTAAAGCCGTGGAGCAAGCAGCAGCAAAAGGCGCTCAAGCCTTGACTTACGCACCACGTACACAAGCCGGCCAAGAACAGGTTCAAACTGTTGGGCAAGTGCTGGCAAATGTGTTGCCGCCAGTTATTCCCCAGGTTGCCGGCTTAAACGCACTAGGACAGGCTACACGCCTTGCGACACCTTTGGTTGGGGCAACTGTAGGCCGTGGCACTCAAGCCTTACAGCAGGCCGCTACAACCACAGGGCAAGCCATTGCTAGGCCAGTGCGGTCGGCAACCACGGCCGTGCGCGAGACCTTCGGCATGGAGCCAGCACCAGCAACGCCAATAGCCGCAGGCCGATCAACTGGAGCTGCTGCAACGCCATTAGAGTTGCAACGCGCTGCTGAAGCAGAAATGGCTGGTCTGCGCTTATCAGAAGGCGAGATGAAACGGAGTCAGCCACTGTTGGCGTTTGAACAAGAGAAGGCAAAAACACCAGAATTTCAAGAACCGTTTTTAGTTCGCCAGCAAGAAAACAACCGTGCTGCTTTGGGCAAGCTAAATCAAGTGCTGGACGATACTGGCGCAGAAACTGGCGACTATTCAAACACCGGCATCAAGGTTGTGGACACTCTCATGGCTGGGTGGAATTTAGAAAAGAAAAAGACAAGCGCACTTTACGAAAAATTCCGTGCATCACCAGAAGCACAAATCGAGGTTGACACTACGCCAGTGATGGAGTTCTTGAACAGCCAGGCCCGAGGCGTTGCAGGCATGACGGGAGTTCCAGATACTGCGCGTCAAAATGCTGTAAATCTTGGCATTGCCCAAATGGACGAAAGCGGAAGACTGACCGCTGCGCCAAGCACAACTCTGGGCCAGTTGGAAGAATTTCGACAGTCTGTTTCAGCTATTGGTGCAGCCAATCCAAACGATAAACGCTTGGCCACCATCATCAAACGAACCATCGACGAAGTTGGAGATCCAATCGGCGGTGAAATGACCAAATCAATGCGTGCGCAACGCAAACGACAAGCCACTAAGTACGAAGACCGTGCCATTGTTGCGCGATTACTACTTGAGAAAAAAGGAATGTCCGATGCACAGACGCCAATTGAGGATGTTTTTCGCAAGACCATTCTGACAGCACGTCCAAGCGAAATTCAACACGTTAAGCGTGTTTTGGCAACCATCCCAGACCAAGAAGGCCAGCAAGCCTGGAAAGAATTGCAAGGGGCTACTGTGCGCCATTTGCTTGAAAAAGCAGAATCAGGCATTGGATCAGACAACTTGCCGGTTATCAGTGGCGCAAAACTCGACAAAGCCATCCGAGACTTTGATCAGAATGGAAAACTTGATCAGGTCATGGGCGTGGCATCAGCCGAGCAAATACGAAACCTAAACCAGGTCTTGAAATACATTCAGTCCACCCCGCCACTGACTAGCATAAACAACTCTGGGACAGCGCGTACCGTGGCTGCATTGCTGGCAGAATCCGCAGGTATGGGATTGGTTTCGGGTGTCCCTTTGCCAATCATGCAAGGGATGAAGATGCTGCGCGATAACGTAAACGATCGACGGATTAAGACCAGAATCACCAAGGCATTGAACTACAAACCCAACACCTCGCAGCCAGCATTGCCATCAGCAAAACTCTAAACGACAATCCACCCAGGAGAACCAGTAATGTCCGCACTCTCAATATCACCACCATTCCCGATCTTTACGGAGACGGATGGCCAACCTCTTGAGAATGGCTATATCTGGCTTGGCACGATCAATCTAAATCCAATCGTCAACCCAATATCAGCCTATTGGGATGCTGCTTTGACCATTGCAGCTGTGCAGCCAATCCGCACGCTCAACGGTTATCCTGTCTACCAGGGTACGCCGGCCAGGATTTACGTCAACAGCGACTACAGCATCCAGGTGCAAAACCGCAATGGCAGCATTGTGTACAGCGCACCAGCCGCAACAGAGCGCTATGGGGGCATCATCAATGCAAACGATGTAGTCTATGACCCCGCCGGTACAGGAGCCGTGGCAACCACTGTGCAGGCCAAGTTGCGGGAGAGTGTGAGCGTCACCGACAAAGGTGCATCGACGGCTTCAGCAGATAACACGACAGCAATTCAGAATGCACTCAATGAAGCTGGAATTATCACCCTGCCTGATGGTGAGTTCATCACAGGGCCGCTGACGTTGAGCAGCAACACGACGCTGATCTTTTCACCGGGTACTGTTTTGAAGGCAAAAACAGGCTTCACACAGTTCGAACGTCTTCTATCTGGTAGCGCCATTAGCAATGTGACGATATTTGGCAATCATGGTGCCATTGAAATGATAAAGGCCGAGTATGTGTCTGGAGAAGATCGGCACGGATTGGCACTCTTTGGTGCTTGCTCAAATGTTACCATCTACGACTTAACTATAAGGGACACCGGAGGAGATGGCTTCTACATTGGTGGCGACAACATATCCCTCATTAACTGCATTTCTGACAACGCGCGCAGGAATGGATTATCAATCATTCAAGGCCGATCAATAAACATCATTGGCGGTGAATACAAAAACACTATTGGGGCCGCTCCGCAAGCTGGAATTGATATTGAGCCAAATAGTGCAAGTGAGGTTTTACAAAATATCAACTTGATTGGCGTTACTACCTCGGGAAACAAAGCGACTGGGATTTCATTTGTCCCGTTCAATACAACGAATACAGTATCCATAAATGTAACCGATTGCGTTTCCATTAATGATGGCAGTGATGCAGCCACAGGTGCCGGTCAGGCTATGTTGTTTGCGTTGACACCAGTACACGTAATACCGGGTGAAATTCGCATAACCAACTATTCTGTAATTACACCAAAATGCAACGGCGTGGTATTTTTTCAATGGACTGAAAATTGCCCATCGATCAAAATGTGCAATGTCAACGTGACCAACCCTGGACTCATTGCCTCTGGAAGTAACTCGTTTAACTGCGGGTTCATTCAATCATCTAGTTCAGACGCTGGAGTTGGACAGGGTAATTTTGAGTTGATTGGTTGCAGCGCAATTGATATTCGTGCGATTCCGTTTATGCGAGTTGGTTGTTTTATTCAGACTCAGCACATGAGTCAGAAAAACATCAGAATAGAAAACTTTAAGCAATTCGGGCAAACGTCTGGATTTACGCAGCCTGTAGTGATTGGTTCGTCCTTTACCCTAACAAATGTGAATGTTTTTTACACCCCATCTAGGGTAACAGGCGGGGCCATTACAACAACATTATCAAGATCGGATTGGGGCAGCATAGAGACAAACAGCGCTCAGACTTCGCACACAGTTAACCTGCCAGTCGCCACAGGAAATGACGGCCTTGAACTGGGGTGTAGGGTTGATGTGGCTGGCGGGTTTGTACGCCTTATTCCTAATGCAGCAGATACTATTTTGCGTTACGCATCGGATGCATCTATTAGTGTTGTAGCCCGAGAGGTTGGGGACTACATAAAAGTGCGTTCGCTTGGTTCAAACAAGTGGCAGGTTGTTGAAATCACAGGTCAGTGGAACTCTTTTATTAGCACTATTCCTTCAAGTTACAAACGAATCTCCAACGGCAACTTGTCTGCTGCCCCTACCACTGGAACGTGGGTAGTTGGTGATATTGTTTATAACTCAACACCCGCTGCTTCTGGAAACATCGGATGGGTCTGCACTACAGCAGGTACGCCGGGAACTTGGAAAACCTTTGGGGCTATTTCAGCATGACCCACACCGCCACCGGCCTAATCCTCTGGTATATGCGCCTCTGCGGCTTCCACGGCTGGACTAGCTTCTGGGGCAGCATCTACCTTGCCCCCGGCTACGAGATGCACCAAGCCCTGATCCGCCACGAGCGCAAGCACCTAGAACAGATGGAACGCGATGGCAAGCTGGTTTACCTCATCAAGTACACGTACTGGCTGCTACGATACGGCTACTGGGACAACCCCTACGAAGTCGAGGCACGCAAGGCTGAAGTTTTAATCAATTAATGGAGTGATCACAATGTCTAACAATTCACAAATTGCTTTTGCACCACTAGGCGAAACAGTCGTCATTGCTGCTGCTGCTTCTGCGCCGGCCGGCCTGCAAGTTCCGGTCTACGCAAAGTTTGATCCGCAGAACGCTGGCCAGTACCGAATCACCAACGCCAGCACAACGGTTACCGTGTTTTTGGGATTTGGTGGAACTGCGGCAGATGCTACGGCAAATGCTGTTGCTCCGATTGCAGGTAATCCTTCGCCGGCCGTTGTTCTGATGCCTGGCACAACTTCAATTCTGCGAATGAGCAACGCGGCCTATTTCAGCGCACTGGCTGCATCTGGCGTGACCGTCTACATCACACCGGGGCAGGGGCTGTGACAGACGATGATTTCCGACGCCTGGAGAGCAAGGTCGACAAGCTGACGGATGCTGTTGGCAAGCTGATCTTGATTGAAGAACGGCAAGCTAACCAAGGTGTCCGTATCGGTGCTGTTGAAGCTCAGCTAAGTGTGCAGGATGCCATGTTGCAGCGCGTTGACCGCAAAGTCGATCAGTGGGTAAACCGTGGCGTCGGCATATGGGCGGCGGCAGCGATAGTGTTTTCATTTGTTCAATTCTGGAAAAAATGATTGACGTAACCAAGGCCATTGGAGCAGTTGCTGCAAGCATTGCAGCCATTGGCGGCGGTTACACCTTGGCAGACAAGTTTGGCTGGTTTGACCGGGCTATATTGGAGTGGGCGCCAGAGCATTTCAAGATCACGGCAACGGCAGGCCAGCCCATCAACGTCACAGTGGCCCGTATCAAAAAGCGTGATGATTGCTCAGTAGAGAGTTTTACCCCAAGTGTTCGTGATGCCGCAGGCATGGTGCATGAGGCAACCACCACAGCAAGCAAATTCAGCGGCCCAGCAGGGCCACAGATTGATACGTTTACCTACCAGTTAACGATGGTGCGAAAAGAGAAGATTGCGCTGGGTGCAGCTACTCTGCTGGCGACGATTAAGTACAAATGCCCAGAGGGTGAGCGAGTGGTGCAGTATCCTCGCCATGCAAACTTGTCATTTTTATTGGAGAAATAATGGACTGGCTTAAACAGATTGCACCGACTATCGCTACGGCTCTTGGTGGCCCACTGGCAGGCATGGCGGTGTCTGCTATCTCAAAAGCCATCGGCGTAGATGAAGCAAAGGTTGGCGACCTAATCAGCAACAACAAGCTAACCGCCGACCAGATCGCGCAGGTGAAACTAGCTGAAATTGAATTGCAAAAGCAGGCGCAAGAACTTGGCCTGAACTTTGAAAAGTTGGAGGTTGAAGACCGCAAGAGCGCCCGTGATATGCAGGCTACGACGCGCTCAATGATGCCGCCATTGCTTGCTGGCGCTGTAACGCTAGGCTTCTTTGGCATCATGGTGATGATGTTCTTCAACCAAATTGACAGCGCCAACCCCGCTATCCTGATGATGTTGGGATCACTTGGCACAGCTTGGACGGGCATCATTGCCTACTACTTTGGTTCCTCTGCCGGTTCTCAGGCTAAGACTGATTTGTTAAGCAAAAAATGACCCCGCATTTCACACTTGCCGAACTCACGCACACCGACCACCGCAGTCTGGACAACACGCCGAACGCGCAAGAGTTGGCAAACCTTAAACGGCTAGCTGAGTTTCTGGAGACAGTCAAAACCACGTTGGGCGGCAAGCCAATAATGATAAACAGCGCCTTCCGCAGCAAGGCCGTTAATGACGCCGTGGGCAGCAAAGACAGCTCTCAGCATAGGCAAGGCTTGGCAGCAGACTTTAGAGTGCCTGGGATGCCTCCTGACGCCGTTGTGAGGGCAATCATTGCAGCCAAGTTGCCGTATGACCAGATAATCCGCGAGTATGACTCCTGGACGCATATCAGCATCAGCGATAAGCCCCGTCGTCAGGCGCTAATCATTGACAAGCAGGGGACTCGGGTTTTTGCGTAGCAGACCCATAGCATCCCGCAGGTCACCCCTGAGTTGCTCAATCGCCTCCTGCTGGGCCTGTAGCCGTAGGTAGGCGTCCAGGGCGAACTTGTCCAGTGTCGCTCTCTCCCAAGCCGGGAAGTTCGGTAGATCGTTCAATTTGATTCCTTATCCATTGTGGCCCACCCAACTGCATCAACTTGATGCGCTGGCTTTGCGTCAATTTTATGGTGTACACCACGGTTAGCTTTTCAACAGGCTGTTCCTTTCGCCGCTTGATTTCTTGCTCAATCCTCTCGAACTCATCGTCTTCAGTGATCATTTTTAGCTTTCAGTTTAGCTTCGACTGCACGGGCAAACTCAATCCACTTGCTGCCGTAAACATTGACCCTATCAAACAAATCAAGTATCTCTTCTGGTGTCAGTCCTACCCATGGGCGCTGTGAGCAAACGTGACCGCAGCGGGGGCAGTCAACAACCTGCTCTGGCTGTGCTGCTGGTGGGGTGGTGTTAACAGCGTCTGCATATTGCTTTGCCTGCCACCAGTGCCCTTTTGGGATGCCGAAATCATTGGGATGGGATTGGCTGCGGTAGTGGTGAATGTATGTCTCCACCGGCTCCTGCTCTGGCTGCTCCAGTGCGGTGTGTAAGGCGGTGATGGCTAACATTGCTTGCTGTTTATCGGTTCTGTCGCCGTCCTCAACCATGTTGTACAACGCCTCCAGCGCCTGCTGCATTACTTCTCTGTTGCTCATGTCTCCTCCTTGATGTTGTGGGCGGCTTCGATGGCCCGTGTAATCCTTCGTTTCACGGGTGCGCTGGCATTGTGCTCGCCGTCAGCAACCGCCCAAGCCGGGCCAATCTCATCCATCGTCAGCGGCTTGCGCTGTGCTGCCTTTTTACCGTCGGCAAACCCTCGCTGGTACACGATCAGCAGCGTGTCGGCGTAAACCTGTGTGTCATCGTCGTCTTCGTGTTTCATTCTTTGCTCCTTCCAATTTCTGCTGCTGCCCTTGTGATGGCGCGGCGGGTTGCTGCACTCATATCGTCTGCGTTATCTGACGCCTGTTCGTACCAGTTTTCTCCTCGCCATTTCCATGCTGTTGCACTGCCGCTATTGATCTGTATAAACAGCCCCAACTTCACCGCCAGCCGCAGCG